GACCGGCCTTCGGCGATTTACCACTGCGTACAACGAATTGCCCAGAAAATCGGGCAAGTCCTTAGAGGCCGCGGTCGTCGCGATTTATGCAACGTTCTTCGAAGGTGAGCCTGGCGCTGAGGGGTACTGCCTGGCTACAAAGGAGAAGCAGGCGACTGACGTCGTCTTCCGTGACATCAGGAAGTTAATCGAATCGTCCGGTCTAAAGACGCGGCTTGGCGTCAGGGTAAAGAACATTCACCACTTGCGGTCGGCGTCAAAGCTCGAGCCGCTCGGTTCAGATTCAGAGACCCTTGACGGTTTAAATCCGCATTCGATTACCGTCGACGAGCTCCACGCCTGGAAGAAGCGAGACCTGCTCGACGTGATGGAGAGCGCCACCGGTGCTCGTCGGAACCCGCTGAACTATCAAATCACTACAGCCGGGAAAGACCCGGTGAGTGTCTGCGGTGACCAGCACGACTACGCGTGCAAGATACTGGACGGAATCCTGAGCGATGACCCGTCGACGGTCTCGTTCTTCTCGTGCATTGCCCACGCCGATCCCGAGGACGACTGGCAGGACGAACGGACGTGGATCAAAGCCAATCCGCATTGGGGAGTTTCGGTCAAGCCAGATGACATGCGGAAACTTGCCGCGAAAGCGAAGCATATCCCGCGCGCGGCCGCTGAATTCAAGCAGAAGCGACTAAACCTCTGGGTCAACAGCGACCAGCCGTGGCTCTCACTCGAGGGGTGGCGCAAGGGGCAGAGCCGCGGGGTCACGCGTGAGGCCTTCATCCAGTCGCTCAAGGGCCGGACGTGTTACGCCGGCATCGACCTCAGCTCGAAGATCGACCTGGCCGCCATCAGCCTGATGTTCCCACCGGCCGAACCGAAGGGCATCTGGCAGCTGCTCGTGTATTGCTTCACGCCGGCGGACACGCTCGAGGAGCGGGCCCATCGCGATCGCGCGCCGTACGGCGTGTGGCGAGACCAGGGCTGGTTGCTGACGACGCCCGGGAACCGCATCGACTACGACGCGCTGCGCGACAAATTGAACGAGCTCGACGAGTTCTTCGACATCCAGGAGGTCGGGTACGACCCGTGGAACGCCGGGAACCTCGAGGTGCACCTGACGGCCGATGGCTTCACGGTGATCGAGATCCCGCAGAACATGAATCACATGAGCGCGCCCAGCAAGGACTTCGAGGCCGACGTCCTCGACGGGCGCGTCAACGCGTGCGGTGATCCGCTGATGCAGTGGTGCGTGAGCAACGCGATCGTGCAGACCGACCAGAAGGACAACATTCACCCGGCGAAGAAGAAGAGCCGCGGGAGGATTGACCCCGTCGTCGCGGCGATCATGGCGCGCAAGCTGGCGGGTACCGACGAGCCTGAGTGGAGCGGAGAGGTGAAGGGCCTTGCGTCGTTTCTCTGAGGCTTTCGTCGTCTTCGTCGCGAGAAACCCGAACTTGTCGGTTTTTCTCCTCGGGTTTGGCGCCTTTGAGGTCTCGATTTTCGCGTGGTCGTGGCAGGCCGCTGGCGTGCTCGGAGGACTCATTCTCATGGGGATCGCGGCGTATCCCTATCTCGCAGTGAGGGCCGACTAATGGACGGGCTCGCGCGACTGTTGACGGGCGGACTCTACGCAGGCACACCAGGGCCTGCGGACGACTTCTGGTACCAGCCTGTCGGGACGATGACCGCGGCCGGTCTTCGGATCGACAAGGACCAGGCCGCCAAAATCAGCGCCTGGTTCCGCGGGCGTGAATTGCTCGCGGCTGGCGTGGCGATGACGCCGCTCCCGCTCCTGCAGCGGTTGCCAGACGACGGCGGGGCGGAACCGGCCCGCGAGCATCCGTTGTACGACGCGCTGATGCGGAAGTGGAATGCCGGCGAAGACGCCTTCGCAGGCAAGCGCCAGGCGATGCTCGATCTCATCGACTCCGGGTGGTCCTACCACGACATCACGGTCGGATCGACGTGGAGCTTCGACCGGATCGACCCGATGACGGTGACGCCTGAACGGATCACGAGCGGCCCGTCGAAAGGCCGTTGGCTGTTTCACATCCGCGACGAGAAGACCGGTCTCTCGAAGACGAGGACGCAGGACGATGTGTTCTACCTGCGCGCGTCAGAGGGCAAGGGCATCCTCGAGCGTGCCCGCGAGAGCCTCGGGATCGCGAAGGTCACCGAGACGTACGCGAGCACGATCTACAGCAAGGGCCAGCTTCGAGGAGGGCTCATCAAGGTCCCTGGCAAGATGGACCCGGAGTCGGCGCGCGCGATGGCGCAGTCTTTCGTAACCGCGATCGGCGAGTGGCACATGCCGTCGGTGTTGCCGCAGGGCGCCGACTGGGTCGAGCGCAGCGGACTCACGCCGGAATCCGCGCAGATGTTGCTCTCGCGGAAGTTCTCGATCGATGAAATGGCCCGGTGGCTCGGCGTGCCGCGGCAGATGCTCGAGAACGCCGACCCGTCGCACGGCAACGCCGAGCAGTTCGATCAGACGTTCGTGACCTACTCGCTCGGTCACTGGTTTTCGCTGATCGAGGGCGCCGGCAACGATCAACTGGTGCTGCAGCCGGCGCGGTTCTACATGGAGTTCAAGCGCGATGCGCTGGTCCGTGGGGACATCGCGGCGCGGTGGAACGCCTACCAGATCGCGATCTCGACTGGCACCTTCACGCGGAACGAGGTCCGGCAAAAAGAGAACATGAAGAAGCTGCCCGGCTTGGACAAGCCGATCGACCCGGCATTCCTCGCCGGGAAGCAGGGGCAGCAGCCGTCACAGCAGCAGCAGGCCGCGCCGAAGCCGGCGCCGGCGCGCGCACCGAGCGAGCCGCCGTCGAAGGCGATGGCGATTGCCCAGGCGTCAGCCGCGCGGTTGCTGCGCAAGGAAATCACGGCCGTGCAGAAGTTGGCGGTGCGTCATGCGGCCGACGGCGACGCCTTCGCCGAGGCTGTGACGGAGTTCTATGCCGGGCACGTCTCGCTCGTCATCGACACGTTGCAGATGGCCGCGTCAGAGGCGCACGGCTACTGCGCAGGCCAGGCGGCGCAGATTGTCAACGGGGAATGGGTCGCTGCGGTCGAGCAGTGGGCGACCGAACAGTACGCGGCGGGGCTCGCCGCGCTCGCACTCGAGGAGGCCGCGTGAAATACGCACACATCGTCAAGTTCGTCACCGAAACCCCGTGGGCGATCCTCGACTCAAAGCTCGATGAGATCGTGGCCATTCTGGAGTTCCACGTGAACGGAGGCAAGTTCACCGCCGACGAGCTCCGCGCGCGGCTCGGTGATTCCTCGTCACGTCCTGAGGCGGGACGGCGTGGCGCTGTGGCGGTGCTGCCGCTGCACGGCGTCATCGCGCATCGCATGGGCGGGATGAACGAGATGAGCGGCGGCATGTCGACGGAGCGGTTCGCGGCGATGTTCCGTCAGGCACTCGCGGACGATGCCGTCACGGCCATCGTGATCGATGTCGATTCACCCGGGGGCACGATCGCCGGGGTCACCGAGCTCGCGAACGAGATTCGAGAGGCGCGCGGGAAGAAACCGATCATCGCACAGGCGAACGCGCTGATGGCGTCGGCCGCGTACTGGATTGCATCGGCGGCTGAGGAGGTGGTCGCGACGCCGAGCGCAATGGTGGGTTCGATCGGTGTGCTGGCTGCGCACGTGGACACGTCGAAGGCTGACGAGAACGACGGCATCACGCGCACGGTGATCTCGGCCGGCAAGTTCAAGGCCGAAGGGCATGGGCCCTTGACTGATGAGGCGAAGGCCGCGATTCAGGGGCGCGTTGACGACGCCTACGCGATGATGGTGAAGGACATCTCCAAGGGTCGCAACGTGGACGTGAGGGCCGTTCGCGAAGGTTTCGGCGAGGGGCGCGTTGTCAGCGCAAAGGACGCGCTGAAGGCCGGCATGATCGATCGCATCGCCACGCTCGAAGAGACGGTCGGGCGATTGGTTGGAAAGCGCCATTCGTCTGGGTTCAAGGCCGAGGGAGTGGTGACAACGACGAGCGCCGTAGCGGTCAATGTGAGCGAAGCCTCGGATGGCAGCGAAGATGCCGATCGGTTCCGGAGGTTGGAGCGCTTCTGAATGGCGAAGCGAGGCCGACCTCCATTGTCGGATGAAGGACCATCGACCGATGTGGTGGTCGCGCTCCCGCCATCGGTCTACGACCGGCTGTACCGGGAGTCCGTTGCCGAGCGTGTCTCGGTCCCTGAAGTGATTCGCCGCAAATTGGGCGATACAAAATCGGAAAAGCCTGACTCTTCCCTGACACTGTAAATCGACAACGGGCTTCCGTAGAAGGCCGTGTCCACTGAGTCGCCGGGCGCGAATGCGTTGTGGCGTCTCCTTGGGCACGGCCTTTTTTCGTGTCAGGAGACTTTGAGATGCGCACCCTGAAGCACATCAAGCAGGACATCGCGGACAACAGCGCGGCGCAGGCCAAGCTGCGGAAGGAAGGCCGCGACCTGCTGGCGATTGCGCCCGACAAGCGCACCGACGATCAGAAGGCGCGACTCACGGCCGCCGAGAAAGAACTCGATGCGCTGGTTGCCAAGGCCGCGGATCTCGAGGCCGAGCACGCGACGGCGCTCAAGTTCCAGGACGACGAGCGCCGGGCTGGAAATTCGAACGTGGCACTTGGCCACGACAACCGAGAAGACGCGCCGTGGGGTCCGACGCTCCCTGAGAAAGCCTCGAAGTACGCACAGGCCGAGGCGCGGCACATGGCGCTCGGAGCGTTCGCGATGGCCGTACGTGCCGCAGGCATGGGCCAGGGCGTGGATCCGCGCCTGCACGCGGCCGCGACTGGCGGCGGCACGCAGAGCGACTCCAATCTCGGGTTTGCGGTGCCGAAGGAAATCGCGCCTGGCATCGAGCGTGAGATGTACGAGGGCGGCGAAGTCCTCAGCCGCGTGGACGCGCGGACGGTGAGCGGCAACGCCATCGCCTACAACATCTTCGACGAGACGTCTCGCGCGGACGGTTCGCGCCAGGGTGGCGTGCTCGGGTACTGGGTGGATGAAGGCACGGCCCCGACGGCCAGCAACACGAAGCTGTCGAAGATTGAACTCAAGCTCCGCAAGGTCGGCGCGCTAGGCGTGATGACCGACGAGATTCTCTCCGATGCGGTGGCGCTCGGAGGTGAACTCGAATTAGCGTTCGCGCGCGAACTGATCTTCCAGGTCGAGAACAAGATTTACCGCGGCAACGGATCGAGTGCGCCGCTGGGGTTCCTCAACGCGCCGTGTCTTGTGTCGGTCGCCAAGGAAACCAACCAGGCGGCCGCGACGATCAACACGAAGAACCTGTCGAAGATGTGGGCCAGGCTGCCGGCGAGTTCGAAGAAGAACGCGGCCTGGCTGATCAACGTCGACTGCGAACCGCAGCTCGACGAGTTGACCCTGCCCGCTGGCACGGCCGGTCTGCAGCCGCGTTTCGTGACCTACGACGACGCCGGCGTGCTCCGCATCAAGGGTCGGCCGGTGATTCAGGTCGAGTACGCCGAAACCGTGGGCACGGTTGGCGACATCGCCCTCGTCGACCTGAGCCGCTACCGGTTGATCCGCAAGGGCGGTGTCGAGCAGGCCTCCTCGATGCACGTCTATTTCGCGCAAGGCGAGCAGGCCTTCAGGGCGTTCTATCGCGTGGATGGTCAGCCGGTGCCGCGGGCCGCGATGACGCCGTTCAAGGGCAGCGGAACCCTGAGCCCGTTCGTCGTGCTCGACACCAGAGCGTAACAGGAGCCAGCGATGCGATTCAGTGAACGCTTCAAGATTTTCGCGCTGACCGAATCAGCCGACGTCACGACCAACGGCGTGGACTCGAAGTCGGTCCACTTCGGGAAGATTCACGAAGGATGCTTCCTGCTGAACTTCGGCAGCATCACCGCCGATGACGTGCTGAAGGTCTACGTCGGCGCGGCAACGGCGACGAAGACGACCGCGATCGCTTTCAAGTATCGGCACGCCGCGGCCGACACGAAGTCGGCGCTCTCCGACACGTTCGGCGCGTTCACCGATGTCGCCGCCACTGGTCTGACGCTGACGGCCGCGACATTCGACCACAAGGCGTTGATCGTCGAAGTCGACAGCCAGGCGATTGCTGACGCGACGCCGTACGTGACGCTGGAGATCGCCGGCAGCGCGACGACGCAGAACGTCTCGATCACGTTCATCGGCACGCCGCGGTTCTCGAGCAACAGCGGCACGCCGACGGTCATCTGAGGTCGCTATGGATGTGAACGTTTCGAGCGAATGGATTGACGGAAATCTTGTCTTCAAGGACAAGAGCGGCACGACCATTCTCACGATCAACGGCGCGACTGGAACGATCGGCGGCGTCGTCATCGCGCCGTCCAATGCGACGTACAAGATCGCGCGCGGTCAGCACACGACCGTGGCGGCGGCAGATACCGTCGTGACTGGGCTGGCGACGGTGGTCTCGGTCGTGGCGACGCTCGACAGTGACCCAGTGGACAACCCGTACACGGTCTCAGCGACCATCGGCGATCAGGCCGGTTCGCCGGCGGCAGGGTCCGTCATCATCAAAACGTGGCAGGGCGCTTCGGCCTCCGACTACACGCCGACGGCCGCCACCACGTTTAGCAAACTCGTGAACTGGATCGCAGTCGGGACGTAGAGGAGCACACGCACATGGCCGATCCTATCCAGGGACTGATTCGCAACGGCAATACCTCCGTTCCTGGCACCGCCCAGATGAACGAGAAGGCCGAGCTGCTCATTGCGCACGGCCTTCCGAGCGGGGCCGAGATGGTCCGCAAGGGCAACGCGTGGGGGTGCATGAGCACGTCGGCCGTGGCTGGCCTTGTCGTGCGCCCATCGACGACCGCTGCGCTGGAGCTCTGGAACGGGTATCCGACCGGCGGCAAGTCCCTCATCATCGAGCGCCTGTTCTGGTTCAACCTCGTGTCCACGAACGTCATCGAGGGTTTCAGTGGGTGGGCTGGTGTCGCGTCTGTGAAGGCGTCTCCGTCGAGCGCGTCTCTCGTCACGCGCGGCAACTCTGGCAAGCCCTACACCGGACCGGTCGTGAATGCCGTTGGCACCACCGTGGTCGATCCCGGGTGGTTCCCGTGGGGCAACGCCTACCAGAAGGGCGCCGGCGGTGTCGTGCCCTTCGGCGCGATCACGGCGGAAGTGAACGGCCGGCTGATCGTGCCTCCGGGGTGCGCGCTCTGCATGCACGTCGTCTCGTCTCTGGTGGGCCAGACGTTCACGCAGGGCGCGATGTGGTACGAAGAGCAGTTGACGCTCGAGTAGGGCGCGGATGGCGCTGAGTCTCGTCACGGCTCCGGAGTTGGAGCCGGTCTCGCTCGATGCCGCGAAGACGTATTTGCACGTCGATGTCGATGACGAGAACGGGCTGATTCAGGAGTTGATCGTCGCAGCGCGCGAGCACGCGGAAACCTACACGCGGCGCGCGCTGATCACGCAAACGTGGGATCTGAAGCTCGACGCGTTCCCGTGCAGCGATTCCGGCATCTGGTTGCCGAAGCCTCCGGTGATCTCGGTCTCCAGCATCACCTACGTTGATACGAACGGGGTTACGCAGACTTGGTCGTCCAGTCTCTATGAGACGGACTTCCCGAGCGGGCCGAAGGCGGTCAAGGCGCGCGTGCAACCTGCGTACGGCCAGTACTATCCGATCACGCGCGTTGGGGTGTTCAACGCGGTGACGGTGCGATTTGTGTGTGGGTACGGGGCGGCTGAGGAATCTGTGCCGAGCTCGATCAAGACGGCGATGCTGGTGCTGATTGCGCATTGGTATGCGCATCGTGAGCCGGTGGTCGTCGGGAGCACGGCGAACGAGATCCCGGCGACCGTGGATGCGCATTTGTGGCCTTACATCGCGTGGTGATTGATGGCTGAAGCCCTCTCGCTCCAACTCGTGCTCAGGATGGTCGGCTCGCTGACCAACGCGCGAGACCTGTCGATTCCTGTCGATGCCTTCGACAAGGACTACACGAAGTTGTTCGGGAACGGCACCGGGGCGAACCAGGGCAACATGATCTGGCACGACCAGCGGTCCGTTGACACCAACGGCGAATCACTGGATCTCGCCGGCGGCCTGACGAGTGCGTTCGGCACGACCATCACGTTCACCGCGGTCAAGGGCATCTTGATCGTGGCGTCGGCGAGCAATGTCGGCAATGTCATCATCAATCGCCCGGCGAGCGGGCTGGTCTTGTTCGCGGCGCAGGGTGACGAGCTCGCGCCATTGAAGCCTGGCGGCATGTTTCTGTTCACCGATCCCAGCGCCGCAGGCCTGACGGTGACTGCGACTTCTGGTGATCTGTTGTTCATCGACTCGAGCTCTGGAACTGTCACGTACGACGTCTGGATTTGGGGCGAGGTCTGATGGCGGATCTCCTGACCTCCGGAGAGCTCGCGCAGCGCGTCACCATCCAGACGCGCACGGAGGCCGAGAGCCACGGCACCACAACGGAGTCGTGGGATACGGTGGTGCGCGCGCGCACGCCGGCGAAGGTGCGTCCGCTTTCAGGTCGAGACCTCGAACGCGCGCGCCAGGTGGACCCGCGCATCTCTCACGAGGTCACTCTGCGGTTCTGGCGCGCGTACCGCACTGACTTGGCCGGCGGCCGGGCGCGTCTCGTGTATCACCCCTCGAGCCAAGCCGATGACGACCAGGTGCTCGAGATCGTGACGCCGCCGATCGACGTCGACTCGAAGCACGTCGCGCTCGTGATGCTCTGTCGGGAGGCCGCGTGATCGTCACTGGCTCCCCGATCTCGGCGTTCGCGGATGCCCTCAGGACGCTGTTGCGTGACGATGCCACGCTGGTCGCGCTGTGCCCGACGATCGTGGATCACCTGTCGGGTGCCCAGCGCACGACCTACCCGTATCTCGTGCTGGGAGAGCGCCAGGACGCCAACGACGGCGGGGCGATGCAGCGCCCTGGCGGCCGCGTGTCCATTCAGCTCGACGTCTGGAGCGATGCGAAGGGGCCGTACCCAGCGCAGCAGATCCTGTCGCGCGTGCGGGCCCTCTGTGAGCGGTCGGCCACGTTCACGGTCGACGGGTTTACGGCGCTCGAGCGGTCGCTGCACTGCGAGTTCGAGACCATCTTCGACGAGCCTGACGAAGACAGTCCCGATCGTCGTCTGTACCACGGTCTGCAGCGATGGGCGGTGGAGATCCACGAGACATGACGCCGGCACAGGAAGAACGACTCGTGGTGGCGTTTGAGCGGCTCGCCGCGGCCGTCGAGCGCATCGCGCCTGACGAGGTTGATGGGCCAGCCGTCGAGGCCGAGTGCCAGCATCCTCCTGACGCTCGGTGGGACTACGGCGTGACTGGCGGGATCGATGACTGGGAGTGCCGCCAGTGTGGCTACCGGACGATTCCCAGAGATGTGATGGTCGCGCCATGACCGAGAAGGTGAAGACCGTCTATCCGGCGCCGATGCCCCTCGGTCCTGGCGACAGCGCCAGGCCAGAGCCGCGCGAACTCAAGGCCGCTCCGCAGCCGCTCGGTGCCGGTGATGGCGGGAAGCCTGATCGCGTGCTCATGGATGCGGCGTTGCCGCCGGCGCCGGGAGATGGCGACGGGGACGAGTACGAAGGCGTGGCGCTCGCGCCGCTCGGGCCGGGGGCTCTCAGTGTTCCACAGCCGACGATCCGGCGAAAACGCCGGCAGGAGTAGACCGTGGCGAAGCATCCACTTGTAGACGTTTCCCTGACCTCGAACGGGACCGACCTCAGCGACCATCTGCTGTCGATCTCGTATCAGCTTGGCATCGGCGGTGGTCCAGGCGCCGCGATGAGCGAGCTTCAGGACTACAACATCCCAAGCACGCGATCGGTCTCGCCGATCACGGCGAATTTTTTCCAGGACTTCGCGGCCTCCGAAGTGTGGGCGACGCACAAGTCGCTCTGGGAGAACCGATCGACGTTCACGCTCATCGTGAAGCCGACGTCAGCCGTGGACGGTGCGACCAATCCGGCGTTCTCGATGAGTGTGTATATCCAGAGCATGGGCGTCATCAACGGGTCGCGTGGTGACATCCACATGGCGCAGATCGTCTACATGCCGGCAGGGGCGCTAACGATCGATGAGACGCCGTAAGAAGGGCCATTCGTGAAACTGCTCTCAAAGCACGCACACGCGCAGCTCGCGGTTCCCCGGGAACTCGTGGAGTTCCCGGAGATCGACGCGGCGCAATGGGTGCGCGGGTTGACCGCGCGGGAACGTGGCGAGTACGAAACCGCGTCGTACCAGATTCGGCGCGGCGAGGTTCAGGAGCATCGGGAGAATCTCAACAACGCATTTGCGCGACTGGCCTTGCTCGGCATGTGTGACGAGGTCGGCGCGCGGATGTACACCGACAAGGAGCTGGCGGCCGTGAGTGCGCTGCCGGCGTTCTTTCTGGATCGGTGCTGCGATGTCATCCGTCGGCTGTCCGGGATGGAGAAGGCGCAGGCCAAGGACCAAAAAAAAGATTCCGGTCCGGAAGCTTCGAGCGAGCCACCTTCGAGTTAGCTCTGCGGCTGCACATGCCGCACGACGTGATGCTGTCGCAGATGACGTCGCTAGAACTCTCGAAATGGTTCGCGTTCTTCGCCGTGCAACAGGAAGAAGCGGACGACGCCGAGCGGGTCCGTCAGAGCAAGGCCGGGCAGTTCTACTGGCA